GTTATTAATTCAGGTCCTCTTTCTCCTGCGATACCATATTCACCTCTGCCTATCATACCGCCATCTCCTTTGAAACCAACAAATTTGCCAAGACTTGAAGCAACAGATCCTAAAACATCAAACAATCCTGGTGCGTTGCTTCTTGCTCCAGCACCACCAAATATTCTTGCGAACAGTTCTTGTATTCTGCTTCTTAACAATGTGGTCAATAAATCGTTGATTAAATCTTTGAAATTGAATTTACCTGTCTTAACAAATCTCACAATGGCATCTTCCATACCTTGTGTGGCTTGTTCAAATATTCTACGTGCCTGTTGAGCACCATTTGTGGCATTCTCCACATAGTCATCCATAGCATCTGCCCAACCTGTTGAGAAGTCTCTCTGTATTTCTCTTGTTTCTTTGGCAATTTTTTGTTGTGCCTCAATCAATTGTTTGGTTTGATTATCAACTTTCGCAAGTAAGGCATCAAGTTGTTTCTGATCAACATCTTTGGCTTGTTCTCTAATTCTGGCTTTAATTGCTTCAGCATTTTTTTCTTCTTTAATTCTAATCTGTTCTAATTCTTTAGTAAACCCTCTTAATCCAACCAATTGAGCATCAAATTCTAAATTACGTTTTGTTTTTTCAAAGTCTTTGTCAATACCAGCAGATAATTTTTTTATTGTTTGACTGATTACTTCTGCTTTCTTCTTTGTATCATCTTCTGTTTTGTCAGAAATGATGATACTCACTTCACTCATTTCATTTGCTACCTTGGCAGTGTCTTTTGCTATTTTGTTAAACTCTTCTTGTGCTTTTGTGGCATCTGATGTCTTGTCAAAGTAGTAGGCAAGAGCACCACCTGCCGCCAATATTCCTGATAAAATTTTAATGAATGGATTTTTACCCATTACCACATTCAAGGCACCCATTGCTGTGGCTGTGGTTCTGATTGAATTTGCCAGTGTCAAGAACAAGGCAGTGAATTTACCAATTGCTAAGGCAACAAACGCCGCCTTCACAGCGTCAATGTTTTCTTTTAAGAATTTGATAACTTCCACTGTGCCTCTGATGGCAGTGGCTAAACCTTCACCAATTGATTCTGCGAATTCTTCTAATACATCTGCGTTCTGTTCAAAAAACTTGTTGAGGTCACCCAATTGAAACTTGAGTTCATCAAAAAATCCTTCTGCCACATCTTTTTGGAATTGGAAGAATTTGTCTCCCAACATTGAAATGGTACCTTCTAATGTGTTGGCAAATTCGTTGGTGGCATTACCAAACTTACCACCAGCACCAAACACTTCTTGGAATCTTTTGATGGTTTGTTCAATTGATACTTTTGCGCCTTCTTCAAAACCAAGCATCGCTCTAACACCTCTTTCTCTAAAGATGTCTGCTGATGCTATACCGCCTGAAAATGCTCTTTGAATTTGTTCACCAGTGGTTTTGAAGTCCAGTCCTGTCACCGCCGCCACGTTACCTGTGATCTGTAATAGATTGTTTAGGTCGTCTGCGTCTTTGGCAACAACTGCCAGGTTACCTGATGCTTTTTCTATCTCTTGTAGTGAGAAAGGAACTTTTGCGGCAAACTTTGTGAGGTTGTCAAATGCTTTGGCACCTTCTTCTGCTGATCCAAACAAGAATTTGAATCTTAGTCCAAGGTTTTCAACTGATGAACCAACATCCACAAATGATTTGACTAATTTACCAACTCCAATTGCCGCTAAGGCAGTACCCACTGAGGCAATAGTGGCTTTGAATGCTGATAGATTGTTCTGTGCCTGTTTGGTATCTACGTCTACTCTGTACCTTAAATCTGCCATCCTCTACTTCCTTTTTAAGATGATTTTGACCAATGCTTTTATGAATTCACCTGTTGGTTTGCTCATACCTTCTGGTGCTTTCTTTGAATAACCCTTGTCCAATCTCTTGGCATAAGGATAATCAGCATTGATTGTTCTTTTATTTACCAGTTTTGTTCTTCGTCTGGCTGTTCCGCTTCTTTTTGGTGTTTTTTTCTTAAAGAAATCAAATGCCGCTTGTGGCACCTGTTCTAATCGTGAATTGATCCTTGATATAGACGGTGAAATCCTATCATAAACTTTCTTAATTGCCATCCTTCTTCCTCACTTTGTCCATCATTTCTTGTAGTTTGCCTACAGGAACCTTTGGTGTTGGCATTGTGCCCTTGCCTGCTTTTGCTTGAGCCACTTCAGACTGATATTGCTCCCAAGCAGTGGCAGTGTTTATAATATGTATGTCAAATGTATCCGCTTCAAATAGTACCTTACTTGGAAGAGCAGAATACCTTTGCGCCATTGCGTCAATCAACAGAATTTGGCGTAGATTAGAACTGTTTGGTGTTAAATCTACTTCTGTGACTTCCCCAAGCCTTCCACAACCTTTGTGACCACCTTCATCAACACATTGTTGGGCAGTGAAGTGTCTTTGGTTATGATGGGTTTACCTTCCTTGTCCATAATTAAACCTGTCACAGCATCAAGAACAGATGTGTAATTGTCCTTGTCCACTGATGCCAACTTCATAAATTGGTCAATGGGTGTTCTGTCCCAGGTGTAAAATTCTAATGGTTCACCAAACTCCTTAACAATGTCTTCGTCGTCCAGTGTGCTTTTGATTAATTGTGGTTTAGTCGCTATCTTTGATAGTTCCATTTTGATCTCCTTTTCTTTCAATCAGTTTGTTTGCCAGCATCACTAAAAATTTTAATCTGCTGGTTGCTTTTTCTATGTCTGCTCTGGCACATTTTATTTCATTGGTTGCCTTGGCAGATTCCGCGATGATGGATTGGTATAATTCTATATCGTTCTTTGAATCAAATAAGTCCATAAATCAATTTTATTTATTGTGTGCCAGAGGGCGGTGTACGCCCTCTGAACAAATGTGTTGTATTAAGACACTGTGTATTCGCCATCCACTGTGATAGTGATTGGTGAAACCCACACTGGTGCGTCTGCTGATACCGTAGGTGCTAAACCTGTAATGTATCCTGAGCCAGTCACAGTTTTACCTGCGGCGCCACCATCTGTGTCACCAAAGTATAGACTGAAACTAACTTTTGTTTTGTTTTTAGACAGAGTAAAAATACCAAAGTACGTCGCACTATTAGTATCTGAATCTCCACTATCACCAAAAAATACTGTTTGGTCCAAAACAATGTTCATCGCGAGACTGTTTGTTGATGTTGTTGCGATTTGTTTTTTCGCTGTCGCATCAAGTTGAGTCCACGTGAATACATCATTAGCATTGTTCACGGTTACGTCTTGTAAAGCAGGCACACTTAAACCAGTGTCAGAACTGTTTGACGCTACTGTCACTGACAGTGTTGCCTGAACGTTCGCTACACCTGGTGCTGGATAGATATAAGCCATATCTCTTCTCCTTTTAAGTTATTGTTATTAATCTTACAGCAATCTCTGTAATCAGTAAATCGCCTTGATAACTTTGAGTCACATCACTTTCGCGTCTATGTACGCCAGACACTGTGGTGATGTTCTTCGCGTTCTTCAAATCGTTTACCAATGTAGTATAATTGGCTGGCAGACTTTTAGCATCTGATGAAAAGTAAATGATGACTGATTGTACTTTATTATTCAAATGAACACCGTCCAAAGCAGTTATAACAGGATCTTCCGTTATGTTTGGTTGATCCACGTATATTGTTTTGGGGTTTGTGATATACAGGAGTTGTCCAGAAGCCGTGTAAGGCAAATTGGTACTCTTTGTGTATGTTCCCAAACTGAGTGTGTCAATATAATCAAGCACTTCTGTTCTCATTATCTAACCCTCTTTAGATTGTATTGTCCTGGTTGTTTCTCCGTTGACTCCACTGTGGAATCATTGTCAAAATCATACCAGTCACCTGCTGTTATCAGTTCCTGAAATAGGCTCTCTGCTTTGTTGGCATAATAACCCATCTTTTGTCTTTCTGCGTTGTCCTCATTGCCAAAGTCAGCAATTTTAGGCAGAATAAAATCAGCAAGAGCCGTGAACACACATAAGTCTGTGAAGTCGTTGGTTCTTGCCAATATTCTGCTGGCGTCTACCGCAGGAATGTCCGCTACCGTGTTGATAGCAGTGGCACCTGATTGGCGGATGTAATACTCTCTCCACCAAGACGATGAACGAATCTTTGTGAGAATTCGTTCAGTCGCCCTGATTAAAAGTGTTTCTACTGAGTCATCAGTCAAGCCTTCATTGGCATCAAAAAGTCTCTGATCTTTGTCTTTGACATCTTGATACTCTGCGAAACTAATCGTCACGCCATTTTCTACTATAAAGGCCATATTACTGATCTCCAGATTATGCCGCGTTACTTACGATTTTAACACCGTGAGTATTCTGAAGTATTGCTTGTCCAACCACAGCAGACATCATAATGTCTGTTGCTCTTGAAGCCGCTTTATCTTCAGTTTTCATTGTCACACCACCACGCATCGCGTGTCCAATTGCTGTTGAGGCAAATACGCCACCAACTGCGTTTAGAGTTGCGTCAGCATCTGTGTCTAAGTCTTGTTTAACAAG